CATAGGTCAGAACATTGGCATGTTGTAAGTGGTGCAATACTTATGGAATTAGATTATGGTATGAGAAGGACTGAAGCCAAAGTATATTGGCCAGGACAAAGTATTGACATTCCAAAAGGCTGTTGGCATAAAGCAACAAACGTAGGAACGGAACCTGCGAAAGTAATTGAAGTATGGCTTGGAGATATTTTATCGGAAGACGACATCGAACGCAGAGACTAATGTATAAATAAAACTATAATTTAGAATAACTGCTAATAGTCTGGAGACGAAGATGGCAATCAAAGTAGGCGGTGTATCCGTCATTAATAACAGTTTTGGTCTTGAAAATTTAGAAGGTGCAGATGGTACCTACAATAATTGGCATCCAGCCGAAACCGTATTAACCTCAGCATCAACTTTAAATATCAATTTATTATTACCACATCAGAAGCTTGTGATGGCAAGTAATGTTGCTCTTACTGCTACAAACAAATCATTTGGTCGTAATTGTATTTTAATATTAGACACCTCTGCAACACCTTACACTCCATCTTTTGATTCTCTTGTAGAATTTCCTGGAGGAGAACCTACATGGACCGATCACAGATATTGGAACATTTCCTTTATGTGTTGGAATTCTTCTAATGTAAGAGCAACTGCTCTAGGCTTTGATGCACCAGGAGCAGCATCAGGTTTACCTAGCACATTTTCAGAGCACCCATCCTTTGTACCAAGCGAAACTGTAGTTGTTGCTAATGGTTTTGCCGAAGCGTGGGTGTCAGTATCTTTTCAGCACGAGCCATCAAATAATAGAATTAAAGTTGGATGGTGGAATGGAACTTCATCAGCGGCAAGTTCTACAGATTATACTTACGTTACTTATAGTGGTTTAACTAACATTACTTCAGTGCAATATCAATATAATGTAGATTCTCAAAATGTCTCCGGTAACACATCAGGCTATTCTAATGGCCCACTTCCAACTAACGATGGATATAACCCTGCCACATATTACCCATCGAATGGTGATGGATCATTTATAAGATTTTGGTGGGTTGCATCGGCTAATGTTACTTATCCAACAACAGCTACGACAGCAAACCTTGCATCTGGGTCAGATCCAGATTTCAGAATAAAAATTGTATGCGACCAAGGAACTCTTTATTCAACTTGTGACATTGACCTTTCTGGTATTCAAGGTCCAGGAGCTTTAGGGATTTACTGTAGAGCACAATTTGGAAACTCAAGAGTATAAAGGAGTTATAATCAATGGCAATTAAAACAGGCACAACAACAGTAATAACAGATGCAAGAGAATTAACAAACATTGCGAGTGCAGCTGGTGTTTACGATTCATTTCATCCTTTAGCTGAAACTATAACCACTGTTGTAGATATGGATAAACCTGTTATGACAGTTGCTTTATCTCAAAATACATCTTTTACAGCAAGTAACTTGGCAACAGGAAGAACATCAGTACTTCTTTTAGACACAGGATCTGCTGGTTATACTCCAAGCTTTTCTTCAGCATTTAAATGGCCTAATGATACTGAACCTTCTTGGTCAGGAACAAGATATTGGCAAATTGGTCTTACTGCTTGGGATAATGCAACAATAAGAGTAATCGCAACTGGTTATGCAGGTGTTGGATCTTTATCTTCGTTAGCAGGAACTACAACGACTGAAATAGTTCGTAGTCCTGATGATGGTGGTGGTAGTAATTTAAACGGACTTACTTCAGGCGGTCTTGCTTCTAATTATGCAACACAGTCTGTAACTTGTGATTCTCATGTAGAATATAAAGTATATTTAAGTGGAACTAAAGCTATAACACTCACTGCATCAGATGAAGGCACAGATATGACTGGCAATCTTGCTGGCAATACTTTTGCAGCTTGCACCGCTTACCCGCCAGGTTGGACGAGCGGCTCAGAAACTTCTTGGTTAGATAATACTGACACAGTATCAAACGATTACTCATCTGGAGTTACTGAATGGTTAGAAAGTTGGGATGCACCGGATGGTGAAGGAGTATATTTTGTAACATATACACTTAGAAGAGGTGGAGTTACAAAATACAATACTATTATATACCCTAGCAATCCTTATGTCGCCTCTGATGGATATTCATATACTAGAGGTACTCAAGTATCGACATCAGGACAAATTCAAGGTGTTGGAGCTGGTAGTGCAATTTATCGTTTAACATATACACCGCCTGCGACAGTAATGTATAAATTTACTGCTACAAATAATGTAACGGGAATCAGAGCAGTTTGGAATTGCGTTACCGCATCGAATGCAGCCGGAGAAGCATTAGCTTTAAGAACTTTTAACGGTGGTGCGGCTGGTGTAGGTACTACTGATTCTGGTTGGAAAACTACATCAGGTGATATGAGTACTGGCATTACGCTTACTATAAATCATCCAGGGCCAACTGCTTATGATGAGGAGACTCATGCATATGTGACAATTGGTACATTAAGCATATATGGTAGGGATGCTAGTTCAACAGATACGTTACTTAAAGAAGTAAGAATACAAAACTTTACATCAGCAGAAAGCACGGGGTCACCATAATGGGAAAGGAAATACGAGGAACATATTCTCAACCACATAAAGATATTATTGATGGTGATACTATTGTTTATAATATTATTACCAAAGATTCTGAAGGGGAAATTGTGTCGGCATGGGTTCCTAGAAGATATCACGCAAATACAGAATTAGACGCTGCGGAGTTAACTGCTGCAAGAAATAGTATAGGAATAACAGATGGCGATTAAAGTAAATAATACAGAAATAATTAGTGATGGTCAACAATTAGCAAACGTTACTGGGTGTTCAGGATTGTATGGAAGTTTTCATGGACAAGCTACAGTAACATCTAGTAACATTAACTTTACAACTCCTCTTATGACATGTACAATGTCAGCAGCACAATCATTTACAGAATCAGGTGGAGGGGTAGGTAGAACATGTACTTTACTTTTAGATACATCATCAAACAAATATGCTCCAACATTTTCTTCAAACATAAATTGGGAAGGTGGGTCTGAACCAACTTGGAGCGGATATCAGCATTGGCAAATTACTTTTACATATGTTGCTTCTAATGATATTCGAGCATCTGCAGTAGGTTATACTGCGTCTGCTCCAACAGAATCTATTGGATTACATGGAACTTCAGGATCTCCTGATAGCACTACATCAGGATTTGGTTCAGCTAGTGACCTCATATGTGGAATGAGATTTACAAGTGGAGGAGATGTTCAAAAATATACTACAGGTGTTGCGCAAGGTTCAAATACTGGTCTTTGGACTTTTAGTACTTCACTATGGAATAACATTGTACCTTCACAAACGTATTATATAAGAGCCACGAGTCATTCTGGAATATCTTTAAGTTCAACTTATAGTTCATCAATTAACACTTGGAATGCATTATCATCTAGTCATTATTTTAGATATTTTATTGCCGGTCCAAGTAACAACTTCGGCTCGACAACTGGAGTTATGAAAATAGAAATTGCATCCGACTCAATCGGTTCAAATATACTTGCTACTGGTTATTACGAATGGGATATGAACGGGACAGCATAAGAGGATAAAAAATGGCATTACCACATACACTTAATGTAATCGCAGGCGGAAAAACAGCCGCAGGCACCGGCGGAGTTGGAGGAAATGAGTACCCAACTTCTGGAGAAAATATATACGACAGAGAAAATCCAAACGATACAGTTGAAGTTGTTATATTTTCTCTTGGAATAGACGGTGATGCTTCGTATTCTGATGCTGACTTGGTTTTTGACTTTTTTTATGATACTGTCTTTGGAGGCTTTGTAGTAAGAACAAGTGATGCTGGTTCAGGTGCTTCGGGATCTGGTTCTTTTTATGAAGATGAAGACTTTGATTATTTTACAACAGGAGGTACTAGAACTGATATGTTAGGAGGTTCTCGTGTTCATTACGCAAATGATTCGGCAGTATCAGGACAATCTTATCCCGGCCCAATTGACTCAATAAGATGGGTTCATTCAGTAACAAATGTTCAAGATATGGGTAGCACTACCGAAACATTTACTTTAAGTAGGTATCATTTTCAAGGTACAGGATCTCCTGCGACTATAGGTAGTTATACATCAGGTGATTGGTTTAGTGTACATAATATTGGTGGACAGTCAGGAATTGATGTTCCAACCGATGGTGTAGGACTTAGAGCAAGAATTAGATATGAAGCAACAGCATCTGGTAATAGTACTTCAAGATTACAGAAAAGACACGTTTTTGAATGCTGGGTAAGATTATCAGGAAAGGATGACACAAAAGTATTTGAAGCAAAGTTAGATGTAGCCGCAAGAGCTGATGCTACCTTCTAATATCTTCTAATAAATAATAAAAATAAAGAGTAAATTAAAATGGCACAACCAACAACAAGACAACAATTCAAGGACTGGGTACTTCGTAAGCTCGGAGCTCCTGTTATTGATATTAATGTGTCAGATGAACAGATAGACGACCGTGTTGATGAAGCTGTAGATTATTGGAGAGATTATCATTATAATGGAAGTCAGCTTGTTTATATGAAACATCAAATTACTCAAGAGAATAAAGACAACGGTTATATAGATTTGCCTACAGGGATACTTGGTATTTCTGGAATCTTTAATATGCAGTCAAGTATTTCAACTGGTTCAGGTATCTTTAATGTTCAGTACCAATTTGTTTTAAACAATCTTGAAGACATCACTGGATATAATATCACAAACTATTATATGTCCATGTCTCATTTAGAGTTCTTACAAGAAATGCTTGTAGGTAAACCAATGATTCGTTATAATAAACATGTAAATAAATTATTCCTTGACACTGACCCAGGATTACTTGTAGTTGGAGAATATATTATTATTGAAGCTTACGATGTAATTGACCCAGCTACATATTCCGATGTTTGGGGAGATCGTTGGTTACAAAATTATGCAACTGCATTAGTTAAAGAACAATGGGGTGCAAACCTAACTAAGTTTACAGGTATGCAACTTGTAGGCGGTGTAACATTCAATGGAGAACAAATACTTTCCGATGCAAGGGAAGAGAGGAGATTAATGGAAGAAGAAGCAGTGAATAATTTACAACCTCTCAGTTACAATTATATTGGATAAGTAATGGCAACGAACGTATTTTTCAACAATTACTCTAGACTTTCAGAGCAAGAACTGATTGATGATTTAGTTATTGAATCTATCAGGCAGTATGGTGTTGATGTCATTTATATTAGCAGAGCGTTTAAAGGTCGTGATGTAATATTTAATGAAGACGATTTTCCTGAATATAACGAAACTTTTGAGTTCGAGGTTTACGTTAAAAATAACGAAGGATTTGAAGGAGAAGGTGATTTCTTATCCAAGTTTGGTTTACAAATAAGAGACCAACTAACTCTTACAGTTGCTAATAGAACTTTTGAAAGACATGTGACTCGAGAAGTTGTTGAATTGCTTCGTCCGAGAGAAGGCGATTTAATTTATTTTCCACTCAACGAAAAGATTTTTGAAATTAAGTTTGTTGAACATGAAAGTGTATTTTATCAAACAGGTAAGACACAAGTATTTGATATGACATGTGAATTGATAGAATACAGCAATCAAAGGTTTAACACAGGACGAACAGAAATTGACAATTACTTTGCTGATTATAATACAGACATAATTGTTGATGCAAATAACGCAACATTAACCGCTCTTGCACAAACTGATGATAATGCAGGAAATCTAAACTTTGAATTAGAAGCTGATGGAATTATTGACTTCTCTGAAGTGGATCCTTTTAGCGAAAACATACAAATAAGTGACTCATAATGGCAATAGCAAATTACTTTTACAATTCGACGATTCGTAAATATGTTGCCTTATTTGGTACATACTTTAATCAATTAGAAGTTCGTAGAACAAGCACTGATGGTAATTTAAATCAGAGACAGATTGTACCTATCTCTTATGGACCATATCAAAAGATTTTAGCAAGACTTGACCAAGATCCTGCTATATTAGGTGGTGCAAGTTTTGATGCAAACGGTAATCCAATCGCAGGACAACCTTATGCTATGACATTACCTCGTATGGCTTTTGAGTTAACAAGTTTTACATACGACACTGAAAGAAAAGTTGCGCCGACAAGAAAATTAAGAAAGACTGCTGTTGACGAAGACAACGGCAATAGAAGATTTGTATATTCTGGGA